CGAATTGAAACAATACTGATAGGAGCCGCAGGCACTATAATAGTAGGCGGAGCTGGAGTAATTTACACTATGCTCCAGATGCACTAGGAGAAACTATGAAAGAAGATTACGATAAGAAAGATATCAAACAATCACCAGATACAAAAGCCGTATCTAAAAAGAAACCAGACTTTCCAGAAGGCTGGGGTTACTATATGAAACGTGGATCACACTGCGTTGTAAACCCTGACGGAAAGCAATTTAAATTCGCTTCTAAAGAAGCAGCGATGGAGTTCGCAAATGAGTAAGATTACTAATCCTGATGTATCAGGAATTGATTTAGAAAAGCAGGAAGTAGTAACTGAGGCTGATGTTGACATTGTTGAAAAACGAAACATCAGACAAAATCTACTATTAGCTAGAAAGAAACAGCTTCAGCGTAAGAAAAGAGGATACGGTAAACTACCCAGCTCTTTGAGACGATAAGCTAAGCCCTTCGGGGAATAGGGAGTAACTATGCCATCAGGTAAAGGAACTTATGGGAAGACCAGAGGTCGTCCTAAGAAGAAGAAAAGAGGCGGAAAAAAGAAGCGTAAAGGCATGAGACACCATGGCTGTTAGACGACGCAGAAAGTCTACTACTAAAAAACGTAACATACCTACTAATAAAAAGCTATACGCAAGAGTAAAAGCAAAGACCAAAAGAAAATTTGCAGTTTATCCTTCAGCGTATGCCAATGCTTATTTAGTACGAGAGTACAAGAAAGCAGGAGGTAGGTACAGACGTGGCTAGTGGAGGACTCACTAAATGGTTTAAAGAAGATTGGGTAGATATATCTAGACCCAAGAAAGGCGGCGGCTACAAAAAATGTGGTAGAAAGAAAGCCAAGAAAGGGCGAAAAGGATACCCTAAGTGTGTACCAGCAGCAAAAGCTGCAAGAATGAGCAAAAGTCAAAAAACGTCAGCGATAAGACGCAAACGTTCAAAGAGACAAGGAGTAGGTGGTAAACCTACAATGGTTAAGACTGTAGTTCGTAGAAGGAGAGCAAGACGTGGCCGTAAGAAGACGTAGAACAACAAAGGGTCGTAAGAAAGACCCCAGAATTAAAAGAGCAGGTGTTAAGGGATTCAATAAGCCTAAAAGAACACCTGGACATAAGACTAAGTCACACATTGTTGTGGCTAAGGTTGGAAGTCGAATCAAGACTATACGCTTTGGACAGAAAGGAGCTAGTACAGCAGGGAAACCTAAGGCTGGCGAATCTCGAAGAATGAAGATGAAACGTAAGTCTTTTAAAGCTAGACATCGCAAAAACATTGCGAAAGGCAAAATGTCCGCCGCTTATTGGGCGAACAAGGTTAAATGGTAAAAAGGAGAAACTAAAATGTTAGCATTTTCACCGGGACAAGCAGTTATTGCTTTACCCACCACACTAGAAACCGCCAGTTGCTGTGGAGACAGATTAACGTATATAAGATTAGTAAATGAATCTTCTAATACAGAAACTGTTTACTACTGCTCAAGTGGTGATTCACCAACGGTAATCGGAAGTTTACGAATGATGCCAGGTGAAGTCATGATTTTTTGGAAACGTAGGCAGTTCCATAAATTATATGCTTCTAGCGCTTCTGTGTATGCAACTGGCGGAATGGCCAGACCTGTTGCACTAGGGCCAAATAAGTAGCAAAAGAGAAGTCAGGTAGACTTCTGGGAGAATAGAATGTTTGAATTAATTAAATTCGTATGGGGGCTAATCCAAGTCTTGCCAATACTAATTACAGTATGTTCAGCCATAGTTGCTATGACTGATACACCTGCTGATGATAAGATATGGGCAAAGTGCTATAAATGGATTGACCGTTTTGCATTAAACATTGGAAAGGCTAAAGATAGAAATCCTCTACTTGATTAACTTAAGGAGGCTGTTATGCAAACAGCTGAACAAAGAAAATTAGAAGAGAAATTATCTTTACCACCTATGATATTCGCTATTGAGAAGGCTACCGCGATACTCATATTCAAGCAGCGAGAAAAGCTGCACCGCCTTCTCACAACTAAGGAGTTGACAGCGCTACCTCGTGGCGAATACCGCGAGGCATTGCTCTCAACAGTTATAGGGAGAAAAAAATGAAAAAACTATTAGCAACATTACTAATGCTACCAACACTTGCTTTTGCAGATGTATCGGGCAGTATGGGAATGTATAGTGACTATCTATTTAGAGGCGAGAGTCAATCAATGGGTAGTTCATCATTACAGGGTTGGATACAGCTCGAAAAAAATGGTGTCTATGGAGGAGCTTGGGCAGGTCAAGTAGATGGTATCGGTGATGCTAACTACGAGTACGACTTGTTTGGAGGCTACATGCTAAATCTAACAGATAAAGTCTGGTTAGATGTAGGTGTTATCCAATATAGATACGACGACAAAATGGTAGATAAAGTTGAAGAATGGTACGTCAAAGGCGGAAACCATTGGATCAGTATGGCAGTATGGACTGACATGAATGACCACGAAATGAATTATAAGGAAGTCAATTTAATGATGCCTTTAATTACTTGGGTGGACATTGGAGTTAGACACGGCATACGTTGGGACGATTCAACATATCAAATGTTAACTATCAGCAAAGAAATGAAAGGTTGGGTACTAGGAATGGAAGTTCTTGATACAGCTAGACATGGACAATTTAGTGATAGCGCATCGTTCTTTGTTGCAAAGAACTTTTAAGTCATGCCCATTCTGAAAGTTAAGAAAGGGTGGAAAATAAAAAATACTCCTGGAACTTCTAAAACTAAGAAAGCTGCGAAGCAAAGATTACGAGCTATTAAGTGGAAGAAGAAAGGGAAAGGTCGCAAATAAGCGATTTGGAGAAAATATATGTCAACAAGATTTATAGGGGCGGAAGCCGCAATGGGAACAAGTGCTGGTGCATCTAGCAACTTTGAATTAGCTCCAGAAGTAAGAGTAGTTAACTTAGCAGGTGCTGAAGCAACTATTACAATACTTAACGGAGCCTCTGGTACAGATGTACAGGGTTCATTTACTCTTGAAGCAGGTGCTTCAGAGTACATATCTAAAGATATGGAAGATAGGATTTATGCCTCGGCAGCCACCGTTAAAGGCGTCCCAATCAATACTAGACGATAACACACGGAGAAAACATGAAAGCAGTAGATGGAAGAACACTTTGGTTACAAGAGAGTATAGTAAATGCTAGTACTTTTACAGCAGCCATTAATATGGTAGAAACCAAGCGAGAACTATCTCGTAAAGAGCATGATATGAAAAATGTCGCTCTTGCTTTCATGTACCTCTACAACATAGTAGAGGAGAAAGGCTTATTAGATGATGTCGAATCCTTCTTTACTAAAGAAACGATTCACTAATATGCTAGAAGTATCAAGAAAGGACATTCTGTCCGACGAACTAATGAAGTTTGATGACCGCAGGTTTATTAAACTACCAATCGATGGCTATATGGATTTATTAGGAATAGAACCTAATACTACTCAAAAAGCTATAATCAATTCAATCAACAACCCGAAGTATCGTTTTGTTACTGCGGCAGTTTCACGTAGGCAAGGAAAAACATACATAGCCAATGTAATAGGACAATTAGTTTGTCTTGTTCCAGGCGCTAATGTATTACTTATGTCGCCTAACTACTCATTGTCTCAGATATCATTCGACCTTCAGAGAACATTAATTAAACATTTTGACTTAGAGGTAATTAAAGATAATGCAAAAGATAAAGTTATTGAACTTTCGAACAATTCTACAATACGTATGGGCTCGGTTAATCAAGTGGATTCGGTCGTTGGTAGGTCCTACGATCTCATCATCTTCGACGAAGCCGCACTTGTGGATGGAAGGGACGCTTTCAACGTCGCACTACGACCTACACTAGACAAAGAAAATTCAAAAGCCATATTCATATCTACTCCACGTGGTAGGAACAATTGGTTTGCAGAATTTTGGCACAGAGGTTTCTCAGGAGACTTCGCAGAGTGGTGTAGTGTAAAAGCTACTTACCACGAAAACCCACGTATATCTGATGAAGATATTGCTGAAGCAAGGAAAACCATGTCTGAAGCAGAATTCAATCAGGAATATATGGCAGACTTCAATGTATTCGAAGGCCAGGTATGGGGCTTCAATATGGAGAAATGTCAACAAGACTTATGCGAACTGGACTTGACAGGTATGGATATATTCGCAGGAATGGACGTAGGTTTCAAAGACCCTACAGCTTTCTGCGTATTAGCATACGACTGGGATAATAGAAAGTATTATCTATTAGATGAGTACTTCAACGCAGAAAGAACAACAGAAGAACACGCCACAGAGATACGTAAACTCGTAGATAAATGGGATATAGATTATATTTATATAGACTCAGCAGCACAGCAAACAAGATTTGACTTTGCACAAAACTACGACATTACTACTATTAACGCAAAGAAATCTGTACTGGACGGGATCGGTCATGTAGCAGCAATCTGTGATAATGATAACTTAATAGTTGACCAAAGATGTCACGAAAGTCTGGCCTCACTTGACCAATACCAATGGGATCCCAATCCAAATTTACTGAAAGAGAAACCAAAACACAACCATGCTTCTCATATGGCAGATGCATTGCGGTACGCGATGTACTCGTTCGAGACAAGTGTCACTAGCTTCTAATGACCACCGCACAAAAATACTTCTTGACAACATACCCAAAAGATAGTATAATTTAATGAATGGAATAAGTTATGGAACTAAAACGAGATCTAGTTAAATATGTTCGGGATAAGGCTAAGTCGAAATACAATAAAGGGACGGAATGTTTTATCTGTGGCACAACAGAGAATCTAGACTTTCATCATTTCCACGGACTAACAGAGTTGTTAGAGATTTGGCTGAGAAAGAATAAGATTAAAATAACTGATGCGGCAGATATAATGAGTGTCAGAGAACAGTTTATTAACGAACACAACAAAGAAATTTATGAAGCAGCTGTTACATTATGTCACGAACATCATATGAAACTACACTCCATCTACGGCAAACGCCCAAGGGTAGTAACAGCAAGAAAACAAGAAAGATGGGTGAGTATACAGAGAGATAAATATGGCATGGTATGACAGAATAATAGGTAGAACACCTACCCTTACAGCAAGCGAGGAGTATGAGAAGCTAAACCCTGCTCAATCTTATATCGCAGGCGATGAAGGTGGTTCTCTTAGTTCTCGAGAAGTTGTAACAAACTACAGAAATGCTTACGAACAACTAGAGGTAGTAAACCGCGCAGTTAACATGATAGTGGACGACGCTGCGGATATACCGTTTGATGTTGGTGAGCAAATAAAAGGTA